TTGTGAAAAATCGCACTCAGGGGGCAAGACCAAATTATGTCTCTTAGCTGAAGTGAGAATTCTACCCCTATATTCTTCAAACGTTTCTTGCGAGTGGAGGCTTAACTCTCGAATGGCCACACGCATGTTGACTACGGTTTGTGCTCGTTTTTGTTCCATTTTAGCCGGGTTTACTTTATCCCAATTCAAACATTCAAGAATAGAAGGAAGTTCCAATGGAGCTATCCACCCATGTGTAGGATCATATGAAAACGTTCTTTTCAAAATTGAAACCTCCGCAAGAGTTTTATACTCCAATTCCTTTCCATCCTTAGCATCATTGGTATAAGTGTGTCCAAAAGTCGTCATAGTTTCTGTTATTTCTGTGGGTTCAACTATTTTACGCAATTCAGGAGAAAATGCCATGATGTTATCATCTCCATATGTTACAATTCTAAGATGTTGAGTCAAATCTGCAAAAATTTCAAAAGCTTCTTTGGTTCCAGCTTTCTTAACTATTTTCGAAATAACAAGTGATAGTAGTGTCGTATTATACATTGTGTTTATCGTGGTGGTAGCCGGATTTCCTGATGGCTGTCCCGAAGAAATATGTGCCACAGCATTTCCAAATATTTGTCTAGAGTCAGTAATCTCCAACCACAAAGCTTCCGTCAAGGCACTCTTTCGTCCATAAAATGATTCAATCGTGTTATAAATCTCCCACAACAAGCATGTCATCAAAGTACCGTCGAAATTTTTAAAATCTCCTGCAATGAAAGCTTTATCTTTAGGATGTGCTACGGAGGTCAAGTGTTTGACCAATACGTCCACATCAGAACTCAACATGTTTATTCCTATCAAAGATGTATTCAGAATCCTTCGTTCCATGGTGGCTGCAAAATAATCTATATACTTTTCTCTAAATAATATCGTGTATTGTAATGGCCCTGCTGCAAAAATGCGGGCAAGTCTTTTCTCAATTTTCTTCAACTCATCTTTCATCGTCACAGAGAAATAAATCTCAGGCCTTTCATTGTTCTCTACTGCTCTTTTTATATTGTCAATTAACTCCAAAAGTCGTGGATGATCTAATATGAAATCTTCATTTGTACCTAGATATTCTGTTTTCCCTGGTTTTCGCGTCTCTAAAGATAATGGATATCCAGCACTAGAAGATCTATTTATGGCTTGTATATATGGATTACCTTCCTCTCCTTTTATTGCCACTTCTCTAGACTTTTCAACTACTTGCCGATATGGTGTGAAATAATGCTTCATATAAGCCCTGCATATTTTCATATCTTCTTGAGACAATGAATAGCTTGGACTGATATACTTTCTAATTGCTGTAACAGCACCATGTTCTTCACTTTTCGCATATTTTAGTTTTGCTGGCGCCTTTCCTGTTTTAAAAATTTCATTATGACATATTGATTCACAAATTTTAGTCTCACTTGGCATATGAAGAGGTCGAATTGTTGTTGCCACAATAGGAAAATCATCTGGCAAAATAGTGAAAATCTTTCCTGGTGCATATTTCATTTGACAATATGGTTTAATTGCTTCAATCATCTCTGCTGTTATTAACTGACCAAAAGCATCATCACTAAAGCAGTATCCTGCCATATGAATACCTATTATTCGTCCTGGATGATTGGAAGAATTTGAAACAAGCACGCTGCCACATGAACCTGGAATAGTCTGGGCTTCATATGTAACAGTTTTCCAAGTAAATAATGCCTCACCATTTGGATCTGTTGCCTGTAATGGCTCTTCATTAACTTGCTTTATTACTATTCGTTGCTTCTCTGCCATCATGAGCCATTCTGCGTTCTTTCTTATTGTGTCAATTCCATTAATTTTCTCAAATTCTATCGCTTCAATAACTGAAATCAAAGTCACCTTTTGATGCAAAAGGTCTTTCATTCCACTCATTGGTATGAAATTTGACATATTGTCTGTTTGATGAGTTAAGTCAATATGACTTTTAACATGATTTGGGAAATTTATGGCGATAAGATCATAATAAAGGCTTTCTTTCTCATCCTCATGAGCAAAAGATAGGACGGAGACTTCAGACGTTGGAATTCTAATATATTCTTTATAAGCGTTAAAAAGTGAAATCGTTGCTGTTTTATATTCTTCACGCGTAACAGATAGGAAATGGCGATTTGTAATAAGACATCGACCATTCAAAAAGAAGCCTCTCAATACACCATATTTAAACACTCCATGTCTCTTGAATTCCAAAATTAGTAAATACATATTTTGTAGAAGCATTTTCTCAGTATTATAAGCTTGCGGTATTGAAATCTGTGTATCCACTGAATTTACATACTGTCGAACATCAATCCTTTCTGTATGATTTATAGGTGCATGTTCCATATTGAAAAGTGGAACTGTTTTAATTGGTTTATCTGAAGGTTTCTTATCTTTATTCTTTACTGATTTTGGATTCCCATCATTATACTTCTGAGTTTCACTCTCCTCGCTCTGTGGTATCAAATTCCTAACTTTATCCAAAAATGATTGATCAGAAACTTCTTGTGGAACGTCTTCTTGAACTTTATTCATTGATTTCTTCGTCTTCGATTTAGGTTTCGGCTTCCACATCGTCTTATATATCTTATAAGCTGTAAAAACGGCTATAATAAACGTTACAGAGGTCAATACAATCTTACGCGTTCTTTTCTCTTTCTCATTCTGACCAAATAAAAATCTATTAATTTTATCCGACCAAGCCACAGGCAAATATACAAAAATATAAGCTGCGAAAAATGTTTGAACTACATTGTTCACCTTTTCACACTTTTCACGTGACAAAATATTTGCTCTAAAGATGTTGCATGGTAAATTCATAAATGTTTGTGGCATTTCTTCTCTTTTCTCATTTTCTTCTGTCGTGGTAACATCATCATAATCAATACGAATTGAAGTGTGTAATGGGGCTGGTCGCCTTGCTCTTGAAAATTTATTTGCAAACTTTTGAATGCGACTTGGACGTTCTACATTTTGATAAACATCAGCTATATAAGAGGGTGCTTCTTCTTCATCTTGCATATTTTCAAAAGATTCTCTCGCTCTTCTTTTGAACATTTCTGAATCTCCCATATATCGCCTATGTACATCCTTCAACTCATTCCTAATTAGAGCTATAACTTCTTTATAGCTATACACATTTCCTCCACTATGGAATTCATAAATGTGGTCATTAACTTCTCCTGCTTTTAATGTTGAAGGGTCCACCACTCGTGAGTTTTTAACAACTTTTGAATATTCCTCTCTTAATCTCATTTCAAAAGAAAAATCTATGCGTCTATGATAAGCTTCTGGGCACTGCAAATAAGATAAATCTGGTACTGGTGCATTATCTGTCGCTATTACAAGAGCTGATTTAAAAAGTGCTTGTGATTTCATTTCAATTTCTGCCACTGGTAACATATGATCATGTTCGTTGTTCAAATGAATCAAAGCC